ATAGATAATGAATGGTATGACTATATAAAATTTAATGTTGATAGCGTTCAAAACCAATCTTTTATGGATGGTGGGGCAGAACTTAAATTGTTTTTAGATGCTGATGAAGCTCATGAATACATAGTAAACATATACAAAAAAGATAAAACTTTATTAAACACTCAAATTTTAATTGGATCGATACATTCAGTTAAGGGCTTGGAAGCAACTAATGTTGTAGTGTGTGATATTTGGAGTTATCCTTGTTATCAAAACTACAAAGAAAAAACACCAAAACATAGGCACGAGGAAATACGTTGTGCTTATGTGGCTGTAACTAGATCAACAGAAAATTTATTTATGTACAGACCAAGACCAAGAACAAAAATAGGTGAACAATCTTTTGAAATGCTAGATAGATATTTTTATAAAAAGGAGGAAAACTATGACACACAAAGACATATTCAAAGGTGTAGCGTATAAATCTTTGGAAGAACAGGTAGGAGGCAAACACTATCGCAGTATGAAAATACAGCCGGCAGAGTTTATTAATGAAAATAAACTCTTGTTTGCGGAGGGAAATGCTATAAAATATATTTGCAGGCACTCTGTGAAAGGAAAGCAACAAGATATAGAGAAGGCAATACATTATTTAAAAATGATATTGGAGAGGGATTACTCATGATTAATAAACCTTTATTCACAACACCCACGGAATGGGTCCAACCTAATTCTTTTCCTGACTTATCTAAATACGATGAGATAGCAATAGACTTAGAAACAAAAGACCCTGAACTAAAAAAAATGGGACCAGGTATGTTTAGAGAAGTAGGAAACATAGTTGGCTTTGCAGTGGCAGTTAATAACTGGTCTGGTTATTTTCCTATAAGACATGAAAACGGTGGTAACATGGATGAGAAAAAAGTTATTGAATACTTTAGAACTGTTCTAAACTACCCCTCTACAAAAATATTTCACAACGCTATGTACGACGTGTGTTGGTTAAGAGCTGAAGGTTTTACAATAAAAGGCAAAATAGTAGACACTATGATTGCATCGTCTTTAATAGATGAAAATAGAATGAGGTATGATCTCAATAGTGTTGCAAAACAATATACAGGTATGTCAAAAAATGAGGCAGCACTTAACGAGGCTGCACAGAATTGGGGTATAGATCCTAAAGCAGAAATGTACAAATTACCTGCAATGTATGTGGGTGAGTATGCAGAAAAAGATGCAGAGATAACTTTTGCTTTATGGCAAGAACTTAAAAAAGAAATAAACCATCAAGACTTAAATTCCATATTTGATTTAGAGACATCTTTATTTCCTTGTTTAGTAGAAATGAAAGCAAGAGGAGTAAAGGTTGATTTAGAGCATGCAGAGATGGTTGAGAAAAATTTAATTAGAGCAGAAAATAATATGCTACAAGGAATTAAAGATGAGATAGGTTTTGCACCAGATCTTTGGGCAGCAAGATCTATAGCTAAAGTGTTTGATCATTTAAAATTAGATTATCCTAAAACAGAAAAAACAAAAGCACCTAGCTTCACTAAAAATTTTTTAAAAAATCACAGCAATTACATAATTAATTTAATTAATAATGCCAGACAAGCTAACAAAGCTAGAACCACTTTCATGGAGTCTATATTTAGATATGTACATAAAGGCAGAATACATGCAGATATAAATCAACTTAGATCAGAATTTGGTGGGACTGTAACAGGTAGATTTTCTATGACCCATCCTAATTTACAGCAAATACCTAAATCTGGTAGTGATATGGGTAACCAACTAAGGGCTATTTTTGTGCCCGAGGAGGGCCATACATGGGGTTGTTTTGACTATTCTCAGCAAGAGCCTAGGTTGGTAGTACATTATGCCTGTTTGACTGAATTACCGGGCTCTCAGAACTTTAAAGAATATTACGAAAAGGACTCAAAAGCAGATTTTCACAAGATAGTAGCTGAAATAGCAAATATACCTAGAGACCAAGCAAAGGTCATAAACCTAGGTAAATTTTATGGTATGGGTAAAAATAAACTAAAAGGTGAATTAGGTATACCGGATGAAGAGGCTAGTCAGATAATAAAACAATATGACTCCAGGGTTCCATTTGTTAAACAATTAATGAATCATGCAACTAATAGAGCTGAATCTAGAGGACAGATAAGAACTTTGCTGGGTAGGTTGTGTCATTTTCATCTATGGGAACCAAATCAGTTTGGCGTGCACAAGCCGTTGCCCCACGAAGCAGCGCTCCAGGAACACGGACCAGGGATCAAAAGAGCTTTCACATACAAAGCTTTAAATAAATTAATACAAGGGTCGGCAGCTGATATGATTAAAAAAGCAATGTTAGATCTATATAACGAAGGGATAATACCTTTAATACAGATACATGATGAATTAAATATATCTATCAAAGATGAAGGTGAGGCAGATAAAGTAATTGAGATTATGCAAAATGCTGTTAATTTAGAGGTGCCCAACAAAGTTGACTATGAAACAGGTAAACATTGGGGAGAAATAGAAGGATGATTTATGGCACACTTAAATGAAAACTTTAAATAATAATTTTACTATTAAGGAGTATGATGACATAAAAGTTGTTGACAATTTTTTTACTGAAGAGTGTTTAAACATACTAAAAATAAGGGTCTTGTACAGTAAATTTGTTGACCATCGATATGATAACTATTTATCCATAGATTACTTTCCCAAACAAGATTACCTTACAGATTTAATAACCGATGAGATAAGTAAAAAATTTAAAGTTCCTGAATTTCAAAGAGGTTGGAGTTTTCTTTATCTTCAAAACAGTAATGGTGTTCGCATGCATGCAGATCCCTCAATCGTAAATTTAAATGTTTGGGTATCATCTGATGAAAGTATAAATGATACAGAAAAAAATGGTTTAAATATATACAGAATTTTACCTCCACCTAATTGGACCAGACAAGATTGGAACAATGACCCAGATAAGGCAAGAAAATATATAACTAGTAACAATGTAAAACCCTTAAAAATAAAATACAAAAGTAATAGAGCTGTGTTTTTTAATGGTGCCTATTTCCACGAAACTAATCAAGTCGATATGAAAGAGGGTTTTGAAAATAGGCGCATAAGTTACACATTATTGTTTGGAAAAAATTTAGAATAAATGATATACATAAAAAATTATGGCTTACTTAAATGCAAATATTCCTGTAGAATATGCACAAATAAGAAGGGAGTATTTATATGATCTTAGAAAACATAAAGGCGAAGTCGAAGATTGTATTATCTTTGGCGTCACGTGCATTACAGGGCGCGCGTTATTATTTCATGCTATTATGGAAAATGGCGCAGTTTTTTATCGCTTGCCAATTAGCGCGTTTATTCAACGTGGTTTCAAAGTCGAAGACGTACCACGAAGACGACTTGATGAACTTCAGCTTTGGAATTCTTTTAGTTATTATCCTGCTGTTACTAGTTGGGATATTTTAGAAGCACAATCTGGCAAATACATAGGTAAAGACAAGAAATGGCACTGGGGTAGATATTTATTTACTGTTGACTTTGCACACCCAGAACCTAATATATTAGACACGGATCATTCTGAGATCCCGCACGAACACAAGTGCGCTCATGTGTTGGCGTTAAATGACGGTAACTATGCTGCCCAACCAAACAATAGATTGATTTGGGATATACCATCTTTCACAGTCAAGGACCAAACACCTGATTGGAAAGTACAAACAAATTATTGGAACGTAGAGGATACACAGCAGTGGCGAACTGAGGACACTGACAATTTCTTTTACGAGATAGAGGAAAAGAAAAAATGATTGGAGGCTGTTATGAATTACTATTTCACGGCAATACTCGTGATTTTGTTATGTCTACTAGCTTTTTTTATGGAACCGGGATATATTCCAACTAGATGAGCAAGAAACCTTTAAACATATCTGAGGAAGCAGCAGTACAAATGCCGATGAAAACGGTTGCTAGTTTGATAATAATTGTTGCCCTTGGCACCATGGGTTACTTCCAAATTTTAGAACGTCTCAATATTGCCGACACTCGCATACAGATAATGGAAAAAGATTTGAACGAGAATACAGAGTTTAGAATCAAATGGCCACGTGGACAACTAGGATCACTACCCGCGGATTCTGAGCAATTTATGATGATCGAAGATCTTTATAAGACTACCGACAAGTTAAACAAACACATAGAATCAATGGCTTTAAACAAAGTTAACATACAATTCTTACGAGGGCAGATGGATAAAGTTTTGGTTGATATTGAAAAATTAAAAGATGCAAACAGAGAAATGAGATACACGAATGGCAGCCAAGAATAAAAATAAATTATCAAAATTTGAATGGGTAAAAAAAAACATAGTAATTGTTCCTGTAGTTGCTGCAATATTAGCCGGAACATTTACATCAGTTAGATATGTATTAAGTTTAACTGATACCATAGAAGCCAACAAACAAACTATCATTAATTTACAAAGAGATTTA